GGTGTAAGTGATTGTAGGATATGGGGTATGGGATAAGCATGCTGTGGGTGGTTGAGTAAAAAGGGGGGATAGGGGCAAAATACTTGGCAGGGGGTATTGACAGATGGCGGTAGAGAGTTTATACTGTGTGAGTCATGTCAAATTTAACAGCGTATAAGCCAGAAGACCTAATCAACCTCACCCAGGCAATGGTAATTCTATCTGTATCTTATCCTACCGTATTTGCTTTGATAAAGCGCGGTGAGCTGGAGTCGGTAAGGATAGCAGACAGGCAGTATCTGGTAGAGGGCAAAGTTGAAGAGCTGAAGCAGAGGCGGAGTGGTACTGAGCGTAGCGAGGGGGTGGCGGAGTGATGAACCTGTATAGTGGGTATAATCTGTATAAAGGAGGAAACCATGAGCGACCAGCAAAACCCGAGGTGCCCGAGGTGCAGGAGTCGGTTATTCCATGAAAGCAAGTTCCAGGGTAAACGGTTTCTCTATTTCTGTGAGTGTTCCCTGGGGTGTAGTCGCCAGTATGAGCTGGATGGCAGGCCACGGAGTCATATGGTTGGTGGGCGTCGGGTACGGATAGTCAGGGAGCTTGTGCCGGTAGGGTAGTCTTCAGTGGAGCGTGTAGCTCATGCAGTATTGCGTTCCGATTATTTTTGGAGGGGATATCAATGCCCAGTCAAGAGTTCAGTGTGATGGTGTCAAGGTCAGATTTTCTTATGGACTGGCAGAAAGACAGGCTGATGGCGATGCTGGATAATGGAGAAATGGGGGATGGTGATGGTTGCATTCGGCCTGTCCGGCGTGAAGATGTGTTTCCAGTGATAGACAATGTGCTATGGCGCACAGTAGGGGTTAGGTTGGACTCGCTACCCCCTGTGGACAGGGTAAGTATAGAACAGGCGGTCCGTGAAGTAGCATACTAATTTCGGGGGGCAGGTGATGGAAGAAAACAGACCAAGAGGGGTGCCACTATCCCCTAAATCAATGGTAGATTCAGTAGCGGACTGGCCCTTGTATCAAGTTGTGGATTACATGCGTAAAAAGGAGAAGGAAGACCGTCCACCTACGGTGTTTGTATCCTGCCGCTCGGTAATCAAGTCACTATCAGATATGGTGCGTGAACTGGCGGACAGGTACGGAGTATCCCATAACCGTATCTGCGGCTACCTTTCTTACCACGGGATAATGATCGCCCGTGATGACACCACAATGAGCAGGATGGCTTCTGTGTGCTCCCAGTTGAGGCAACATGCATTATTAACTGATGACACTGACACATTGGACATGCTGAACAGTATCCTGCCCTATTCTCCCCGTATACAGGACAGTATGTTCTACCGGTTATCCGTGTTTGACTGGGTAGCATCCGAGTTTGAGGACTTGGCCGTGAGTTGCGGTGTCCCTAAGTTCAGGATAATACAGGTGTTCGTGGCCAAGTCGATGTTATCCGACGATACAGCTAGGGTAGCGGGTGCTGCTGGCCGGTTGAGCGAAGAGGTTTCCCGGTGGGATATTTGGATGATAAAGCGGTTAGGAATGTTGGAAGGATTGTTCCGTGAGCCGGAAAAGTGATATACATATATACTGTGTGTATTAGTGAATGGTATACTACTCTACGGTGTGACTAGTTTGTTGACAAATATACGGTGTAGATTGGTATATTAGATGGGGTAAAATTAGGCGTGGTGTATAGGAAAAAGCGAGCAAATGGTAGAAAATGAGAGTTAAATCAGGAAATTCCTTAAGGATAGTACTTTTTGTTAAACGCTTGTCAATGACTGTTAACTCTAGTAGTTGATTGTCAATGGCTCTTAGCAAAATGACCAAAAGTAATCTACTGATATACTATATATTATATATAAGGGGGGTATGGGGGGGGAGAGCAAGCTAAATAGATATAAGGGAGTATTAAGTAATGCCAAGAAGTTATAAACCATCAAAAGTATCCCAAGCAATAACACGATGCAGTAGTAAGTACCACCAATCCGGTAATGGGCATTGTTGCCTGAAATTCCCATCAGGTAGCCACTGGTGGGTAATTGGTTCACCAGGCGGGAAAGTCAGTAATGGCGTGTGCCAGTATTGTGGCAAGCAGAGACAGTTTGCTAATACGCTGGATGGGGCATTCAGTATGGGGGTGAGCAGATGACTTTACCTTCTCCGTCGCAATTACTCGGTGCCGGGCAGTTTGATTCTTGGTATCCGCAGCAGTACGAGCTTTTAGAGCAGTCCTTAGACTGGTATCATTCTCCTGCCCGTTTCTTGGGAATGTCGATTTCGACAGGATCGGGAAAATCACTGTCCGGTCTCTTGTTATCTAGGTTGTCCGAAGCCCGAACGGTTATCTTGACGGCAACGAAGGGACTCCAGGCACAGTACGACCAAGACACGAAACAGCTTGGTGGTGTAGTGGTAGTCGGACAAGGAAATTTCCCTTGCATCCTCGTCAATAATCTTACCGCCGATGAGGGACCGTGCCACGATGGTTTGCCTTGCGCTGTCCGCGAGCAGTGTCTCTACCGCGTCCAGTTAAAGAAGGCTCTGGATGCCAAGCTAGTGGTAACCAATTACGCCTACTGGTTGGCACAGACGAACTTCTCGTCGGGTCTGGGGGAGTTCGGTCTTATGATTTGTGATGAAGGCCACTCGGTATTCGGGAGTATGGAGAACTACCTGACCATATTCCTTTCCCGTCTTGATATCCAGCCTATTGGTATCAACTTCCCGGAATCCGCCGACCAGTGGAACGTCTGGCAGTCTTGGGCTGAAGTATCCACCCCCATTGCTGCTGATGCTGCCAACAGGATAGAGCAGGAGATGAAGCAGTATCGTTCCAAAAACCAACCCGTGCCCTCCCATGTATCCAGAGCCTATCGCACGACCAGCGGCATCCATGCCCGTCTCAAGCGGTTATCATCGGTTGGTGAGCAGTGGGTAATCCAGAAAACCTATCACGGGTACAGGTTCGTTCCCAAGTGGGTGAATAACTACTCATCTCACCTGTTTCACGATATACCGAAGGTGGTGCTGATGTCGGCTATCCTGTCCCACCGCTCTGCCGACTATCTCGGGGTGCCTTCCAACGGTTCCCGGTCGTGGATTGAGATGGACAGCTATTTCCCACCTGAGAATACCCCGATATGGCATATCCCTACCGCTCGTATCAACTACCGCACCGATGACTATGGAGCAACGCTATGGTGTTCCCGGATAGACCAGATAATACAGCGCCGCCTTGACCGGAAGGGGATAGTGTTCACCGTGTCCTATGAACGGGCTAAAATGCTCCTGTCCCGCTCCCGGTTCAAGGATATTATGTTTGCACATGGGGCGAAGGACGTGATTCAGGTGGTAGATAAGTTCAAGAAGGCTCCTGCACCGGCTGTGTTGATATCCCCGTCCATTACAACAGGCTACGACTTCCCGATGGACATATCGGGTCATGGAGTTCCGCAGTATATCGTCATTGGGAAAGTAGCTTACCCTGATACTTCTGAAATTGTCACTAAAGCACGACATGATGACGATAAAGATTGGTCATCTTACTTGGCTATGGAGACTATTGTCCAGTCTGCTGGAAGGATGACCCGTAGCGCAGATGACAAATGCGAGGTTTTCGTGGTAGATGATTCTTGGAGATGGTTCTACCCGAAGTTCAAGCACTTTGCTCCGTCTTGGTTCAGAGAGCGTGTTATGGGTAGTCTGGATACCGTCCCGAATCCGTTGCTTTAAGGGGAAACATGGGTGATATATATTGCAGTAACGAGTTGGATATTTATTGTGGGGATTGCGTTCAAGTAATGGCGGGGATGCCAGATGGGTACATTGATTTAACAGTAACAAGTCCAGAAGTCACACGATGCTTGTACAGGTTAACTAAGCGGGGTGGTGTCGTAGTATGGGTAGTCGGGGATGCTACGATAAAAGGTAGCGAGACAGGAACCAGTTTCAAGCAGGCATTATACTTCAAAGAAGTCGGGTTTAACTTACACGATACAATGATTTATGGAAAGGTTAACCATATACCATTAACCCATAACAGGTATGAGCAGGCATTCGAGTATATGTTCGTTTTTAGCAAGGGGAAACCGAATGCGTTTAACCCGATAACTATTCCATGCAAGAATGCTGGTAAAGTGGAGAAATATGGTCTTGAGCGTAGGCAAAATCATGGCAAAAATCATGCTATGAGATTGTATAGTAGCACGACTTTTAGGCCAACTAAGGAGCACAAGATTCGGGATAATATATTATATTATACCCTAGGACGGGAGAGAACTGGACACGCTGCCCCTTTCCCAGAGCAGTTAGCCCAGGACCATATCTTGTCATGGAGCAAAGAAGGTGATATAGTATTTGACCCCATGTGTGGTTCAGGGACAACTCTCAAGATGGCGTTACTCAATAACCGTAGAGCTATCGGTATTGACATTAGCGAGGATTACTGCGTCCTATCAACTGTCCGTTGTCTGTCTAGGTAGGTGTATAGATAGTCTTGACAATAATCACCAAGTGTGTTATAGTTTACTGGCAGTCAGGGCAGGCAGGAAAGACACGACCGCCCTAATAAAAAGTGAAGGAGGTGCCGATGTACCATGTAGACCTAGAACTGACCGACGAGCAGGTCAGGCAACTACGACAGTTAGCCTTTGACCGCAGCCAGTCGGTTCGGGGTCTGGTAACAGGACTAGTAATCGGGGAAATCCAGGAAAACAAAAAACAAAAGGAGGAAACAAGAAAGTAAATGGGAGTATCAATTAGGCCAAGTGAATTTGTAGAAGGGGGAGCAGTACCTGTAGACCGGAACCTGCTCTGGAAAGAGTGCCGGTTCAACCTGTTCGATTACCCGAAGAAGGATGGGACGCCGTCTGTGGAATACCCTGTTCCAGCAGCGTTAATCACCTATCAGGACGATGATGGTCAGGTCTACGAACAGCAGTATGCCGCTGGCGGTGTTGACCAGAAGACTGGCATGTATCGCTACATGCCAAGCAAAGACGGCAAGACTCTGGAACCGGAGGTGGAAGGTGCTGGTATCACGAAGTCCAGCAACTACTATATCCTGATGAATGCCCTTATCAATGCCAGGTTCCCGGAGAACAAGCTGGGTGAGGACATCTCCGTGCTGGATGGTCTTTACACGCATAACATCGGTCTCCCCGAACCCAAGAGGTCGGGTCTAATGCGTGAGACCACTGAGGGTGCGCGAGCACGGGTTATCTCCGTCCCCGACAGCATCATCAAACTTCCGTGGGAGAACAAAGGCAAGGGTGCCACTAAGGTTAAAGCCACTGCCACTCCCGCTCCCGCCGATGAAGATGCTGGTGATGCAGAGGCTGATGCACTGGCGATGGTCACCGAGATGTTAGCCGATGCCGACAAGGTTACCCGTCAGCAGGTAGCAGCCAAGGCTATCCGTTCCAAGAACCAGCCGGTAGCGAAACTGGTATTCAGCCCGAAGTTCGCTGAGGTTCTGACCGGGGCTGGGTTCGCACTGGACGGCGAGGACATCTCAGCCGGGGAATAATCTGTAGAGCAGGGAGGTGATACTTGGATTTCAAGGTAACAGCCAAACGGTACGGGGATAGCGTCAAGTTCGCAGTAGAAGCAGACGACACGAAAGGTGCTCTGCAAGTGGCTAAGGCCGAAGCGAACGACATTTTTAACTATCGCACAGGCGATGCTGGAGCACCTACTGTGTCAATAGAACCGGTACCGGATAAGGACTAACTGGACAACTGAATAAGTAGAGTAAAATTCCCCCCAGTCCCAAGATAAGGTCTTGGCTGATGGGGTTAAATGTTGAAAGGAGGTGAAGATGGCTATAATTCTATTCCAGTTAAACAAATCACAGAGGTTGCTTGCCAATGGTGCAGCAAAAAACTACTCTTGTCCTGTCTTATCTTCTATCTGTGTCAAAAAGAACGAGAGTGGCCAAGGTGTAGCAGTCGTGACTGACGGTTATAGCCTTGTTGAGAAGCAAGTAGATTACGATGGTAGTGACACCATTTTGCTTGATGCAAAGGATGTAGCTGCTTGCAAAGATGACAAACAACTTGGCACGGTGACATTTATTCCGAGTGGGGATAACACAATGCAGGCTATTGTGGCTAATGGCAGCCGTAACATAAATCTGGTGTCAGGTTCTTTCCCTAGTTATGGGAAGTTGTTCCCAACTGGGGAGCCTGTACTCCGTATCGATCTTGGCAAGGATGTGTTGCTCAAGATGCTGAAGTGTCTGGATGAGAAGAATGGGGAAAACAATATCACCTTTTACTTACGGGAGCCCGGTTCTCCCGTGGAGTTCCATGTTGGCAACAGTGTACGAGGGTTAATTATGCCTCTCCGTATCTCTGATGTTGCGGACGAGCAGGGTGCCAGTAGTGTTGCGGTGAACGAGAAGGTAGTGACATAATGGAAATCTTACTTGACGAACCAATCAACTTAGAGCAAGTCGCAGACCTGTGTGCTATTGGTATGAAGCGTAAGCCACCAGAGCCAAGAGATAAATCTGCCTGGCATGTCTCTAACCTGCTCCAGTCTGCTCACCTGATAGCCAAGGGTGATACCCGATACCACGAATACGAAGGGGAAGTTAAGGGCATAATGTCATTTGGCTCCCTGTGGGAATTGATGGTGGACTGCTACCTGACACACTACGCCGCAAATCTAGGCGGTTTCTACCAGCCGGATGTAGAAAGTATCAAGGATGACATTATCGCCTCATTGGACGGCATTATGTGGCTTCCCGACCTTGGCTGGCTGGTCTGCGAGACCAAGTTGCGGTTCACACTAAACAGGGAGATACCGCTAACCCATCTCCAGCAAATCAGGGCTTATTGTTATCTGGCGGAAACCGACCTAGTATGCTATGTATCAGGTCATCTATCCAGTAGGCCTCCGACTGCGGAAGCATCCATGCGGATTATCAGGTTGACTGAGCAGAGTATACAGGAGACTTGGCAGGGGATATTGAACGCGAAGGAGTACCTGTTCCAGCAAGGATGCTGTCCGTTAGGGAGTACCGTATGAGACACGACCAGTTCTGGCGGAAAGCAACCGACTTCTACAGTATCTACCACGGCAAGTACCGTCGTGCTATTCTGCCCGATGAGGAACTACGGGAGACCGTGACGGATTACATCGGGGATATGATGACCCTGATGGGGGAATGGTATAATTCTCAAGAGGATAATGACAAGGAGACTGGTAAGTGCATACCGTTACCGAGATAAGGCAACTTGCTGAAGAGCACGTAGACTGGCTGATTTCCTTTATCATCCCTATCATTCGCAAGGTCGGGATAGAGGAGTTCATGCACGGGTATAAGCATGGACAAGATGCTATGATAAAGGAGGAGGAAAACAATGACGATACCAAATAGACCTGCTACAGACCGGATAGCACCGACGCCTCTACTACCAAGCGATTTGCTGGGAGAAGAGGCTGGCAGAGAGTTCATCCTGATAGGGGGGAAGGATGGAGTAGGCAAGACCTCTGCCCTTGTCTCAATCGCAATGGTAGTGAATGGCAGAGTAGACGACTTGGACGGCTGTGTCATCTTCAATCCAGCCGCGAAAGTCTATGTGCTGGACACGGAACACAAGTTCGCCAGCGTATACCGCCAGTTCGGGGACAACACCCCCGACAATATTGTCTACTACTACTGCCAGACTATGGATGAACTCTTAGCGGCGTTCGGTTGTGTCCAGCGTGATATCCATGCTGGTGACTGGATTATGGTTGAAAGTGCTGCACGGATATGGGAACACGCCCAAGACCTTGCATACCGAGAGGTGACAGGATTATCTAAAGCCGAGTTTCTGACAAAGCGCAGGGAAGCTGAAGGAAAAAAGAGCAGTCCGATACCGCAACCGGAACATTTCTGGAATATAGCTAAAACGGCGCATGATGGGGAATTCCTGCAAGTGCTGGTAGCCAGGGATGACATTAACGTGGCTATGACTACTATTATAGTCAGGCCGCCGAGGGAAGCACCAAACCGCAAAGAGAATGTTGATCGCAAGGAACTGCGTGCGGAGTTCGGTTTGGATGCCGGGTTGGGTGGTACTCCTACACTACCGTACCAGCCGGAGACGCTGGTATTGCTGGATCGTGTTCGTGGGTCAGTGCGGGCGAGTGTGTTGCGAGATAACAACTCGGTTCTGGACAATGGTGCAATAGACTTCTGGGTGCCTGACAAGAAGGCTTTCGGTCTGGAATGGATGAGGAATTGCAGGGTTGTAGCTGATGATGATTAAGGTATCTGATATTGCCTGTCTGCCTGTTCAGGATGTTCGGGACAATGATTCTATCTTGTTCCTTTGGACTACTTTCCCTAATCTGCGCGAGGCATTGCAGGTCATTGAGGCTTGGGGATTTGAGTATCGCACTTTAGGCTTTAGTTGGATCAAAACGAATAAGAGGAATGGCAATCCATTTTTTGGGATAGGACATTATACGAAGTCCAACTGCGAAGTGTGCCTTATTGGGGTCAAGGGTAGCCCGAAAATTGACAGTAATTTCGTCTCGTCTGTGATTATGAGTCCTCGTCTTGGGCACTCCCAAAAACCCGATGAGGTTCGGGATCGCATTGTCCAGTTATGCGGGGATGTTCCTCGCTTGGAACTATTCGCTAGAGAGCGAACTCCGGGATGGGATGGGGTTTGATATAGACGGCAAGGATATTCGTCTGGCTCTGGTTGAGAAGATAGTGGAGTTAGAAGGATGATATACACATCATCACTTCCCAACGACCAAGACATGATAAAGTCTCTCGGCTCTATGGCTATCCCAGTCAACCTGTTCACGGACGCCTGTTTCAGCTCCATAGACGGCAAGGTGATAGCCTGCGAGAGGAAAAAAATTGGTGATATGGTTTCCTGCGCCCTGGATGGTCGCTTCCTGTTCCAGATGCAGACTTGCAAAGAGGCAGGAGCAGATTATCTTGTCTTGATATTGGAAGGGGTGATGAGAGCCAGTCCCGAAGACGGGTTGTTAGAGATTCCTGCTTGGGGTATCAATGGCAGGACTGGTCGTCGTGCCGAGATTTGGAATCCTGTGAAGCCAGCTATTATGCATAGCAGACTTGTTCAATATCTACTAGAGTTACAACTACTGGCTGGCATAATAGTGTTCCAGACTAGAGACGTGAAGCAGACGGCAGCAGTGATTTTGTCTTTGCACAGTTTCTTCCAGAAACCAATGGATGACCATAGCTCGTTAAAGCAGTTTCATACCGAACGCCCACCACAGGTAGCATTAGTAAGGCCGGGGCTAGTGAAGAGAGTGGCAAAGGAATTGGATGGCGTTGGGTGGACTCGTGCTAGTGCTGTTGCTGAACACTTTAGTTCTGTTTATGCTGCGATAAGTGCCCCTGAATCGGAGTGGAGAAAGATACCAGGGATAGGTAAGAAGACAGCCCAAAGGGTAGTACAGTCATTAGGGGGTAAATAGTGAAAGATAAAGTCCTGTTCGGGCTATTCATATTGCTCGCTTTTTCCATTGGGTTTACCCTTGGCGGAGTGGGCAAGAGCGATACTGATATACCACAAATAACTGCTAACGTATCCTCCTCAGAGAACATATCATCTTCGGAGCAGGTTCTATTATCCGTAAATAAGGCCCTTGAGCCGTTCTTGGCAGACTACAGGTAGAGGTACGAGGTACTGGATACTGAGAAGGCTGAACTCCAAGCCGAACTGGATGGACTTAAAGCTGTCAACGATAGTGCTTCCTAGCAACAGAAGTTCCTCCAGAGCCATGATACTGTTGGGGAGACACAGAAGTTGTTGGCCAATTCGCAGAATGACTATGCTGAGTTCTATAGCAGGTTGTCAGTTGTGAATAGCCGTGAGAGCGATACCGTGAATGGGTTTACTGCCGAGGAGAAGGCAGCGTTCTACAAGGTCTGGGATAAGTGGTGGGATTTGGTGGTCAAGGGGACAGATTAAGTATTTTCAGATATTTTTGAAAAATGTCCCCAAAAGGTATTGACAAACAGGGAAAAGTAGTTTATTATGAGTAGTATGAGCAATGAGGTGCTGAAACCAAAGGAAGCCGCCGAGTATCTACGAATTAACCGAGAGGTGTTGCGACGATTGTCCGAGCAGGGCAAGATACAAGGGGCTTACAAGGTGGGCAACCAGTGGCGGTATGTGAAAGTGGAGTTGCTCAAGAAAGGGGAGTATAGAACCGATGATAGTAGTAAATAAACTGAACAAGCCCGGTGGTATTCGCCGTGTAGACCTTATGCCCGATACAGTCCGCATAGAGACTTCGGACGGACAGGACAGGATTTACAAGTTGGTTCCCATAGTCAACAAGCAGGAGGGCTAAAATGGCTATCTATAACCAAGAACAAGGATTACAGTCAATACTCAATGCAGCGTTGGGTGAATACCAGGCCAAGGGATTCAGGCTGGTAGAGTGTGACGACCATGCTCTGAATCTCTATTACCAAGACGAGTGGGTGGGAGTGCTTAGTCAGAGTGGAGCGACTATTCCGGTTATCCATGAAGCCTGCCGGGAGCATCTGGGGAGTCTTACTGGATGAAGATACGACTAACCTACGCTCTAACCTGTTGTCTTCTATTGATTCTGCTGGTCGTTGCCAACTACAAGATAGACGATTTGGAGAAGCAGTCTAAGTTCTGGCAAGATGCATATACTTCCTTGGTACAATACTGGCTTGAGCAAGAAGTTGACTGGGATGGTGAGCGGAACCAGTGGCAGGACGCCGTAACAAGTAGGGATGCGATAATATCTTGGTGGGGGAGCAAACCCCCGGAGATAGTTGAGGTGGCTGTAGATGTTGTCAAGGAAGTCCCGGTAGATGTCGTGAAAGAGGTCAGGGTTATTGAATACATAGATAACGGCTTCACTCCGGCACCATTTGAGTCTACTGTGGCTTTCACGGAGTGGCTTGATACTTGGGAGCCGTGGATGCCTGCCTTCGGGGGTACTCTTTATCTGGATAGCTCCTGTGAGAATCTAGCATATGCCATGATGATAGATGCCGGGAATGACGGGTATCTGGTAGGTACGCAGATAGACCCTGAAAGAAACCACATGACGGTTGTTGTGCCGATATGGAGTGAGAATTACTATCTGTTCATAGAGCCGTCCGACAAGACAATATCACGATTGTTTATGGGTAGAGTATGGAGGATAAACTAGAATGTCACCATCTGACTACTACTACAATCGTCCTGCACGCGTACCCCCTCCTCCTGATACTTTACCTTTCCCCGGAAACTTGGTCAGGCAGTGTTCGGATTGTGTGCTGCGGAGCGGTTGTGTTGCCCCTGTGCCTGCGGAGAATGTGGAACCGCACGAAGTCATGTTTGTTGGCGAGGCACCAGGTAGGCAGGAGGACGAATGGGGCTTTTCTCCTTTCTGCGGGCAAGCCGGTCAATATCTCGATTCCCTGCTATTCCAGTGTGGTATATCACGATCAGATGTATGTTTGTCTAATACCTGCCATTGCAGACCACCCAACAACCGCACTCCCAAGGTAGACGAGATACAGGCTTGCGCGAAATGGCTGAATATGGAGTTAGGCATTGTGCAACCGCGTATTATCGTTGCTCTTGGAAAACCTGCTACGGATGTTTTCCTGCACGGAAATGGCAACACGATGGAGCACTTGCACGGGAAGCCAGTGGAGAAAGATGGGAGAATAATATTACCCTGCTATCATCCTGCATTTGCTCTACGTGATACTAGCAAGATGAGACAGGTAAGCAATGACTTCCAAGTGCTTCGTGGTCTGGTCAAGGGCCGGGACTGGCGGGAATACCATGTTGAGGACGAGTATCCGAATCCTGTGTATCGGGTAGTGGATAGTGTTAGTGCCTGGAAGTGGATGCGGAACGATATAGCCGAGACTGGGGAGTTCGCTGTGGATACCGAAATTTGTCGTGGCAAACTTTGGAGTGTCCAGATATCCGCTAAACCGGGGACTGCGTGGTTTATCCCTATCCCCGACAACTTCAAAGGCAAATACGACCTTACCGACTTGCCGGGGATTGCTATTCTTCATAACTACTTATTTGACGTGAATTACCTAGATATCCGCGAGGACGATTTCGTGGATTCTATGACTCAGGCTTATCTTTTAGGCCAACCACAAGGTTTGAAGGAGCTTGCATCACGGTTATGCGGTATCCAAATGATAAATTATAAAGAGATGGTTAGACCGGGGCAACAGAAACTTTCGCTTGGCTATCTTCAAAAGGCATCTGGTATGGAGTGGCCCGACCCGCCGGCTATAGAGGAGACCAAGTGGGATAACAAGAAGGGTTGCCTGACTACCAAGACCAAGAAGCCGTGGCATATATCCCGCAAGATAGACAAGATGCTCAAGGACTTGGCTGATAACTCCGATACCGACCTGTGGGACAGGTGGCGGAATATCCCTGAAGAAGAACGGGCTGTGGTAGAGTTGGTGATAGGTGCTATGCCCGAGTCCAGTCTGGCAGATATTCCGTTCAAGCAGTCCGTAGCTTACTCATGTAGAGACTCGGATGCTACGCTCAGAGTCTACCATAAACTCAAGAAGATGATTACCGACCTAGACCTTGACTTTATCCAGTATCTTGACCTTAGTGTTCTCCCACAAGTCTACGAGATGATGCAAAACGGGATGCCTGTAGATATCCCTTACCTCAAGGAGTTATCCAGCTACTACTTCCAGAATATGGAGGTCGCTGCTGGTCTTGCCTCTGCCAAGGTCGGTCATCCGTTTAACCCTAATTCTAGTAAGCAGGTAGCAGAGGTTGTCTATGGGGAGTTGCCATTCAAGCCGACTAAAAAAACTGCTACAGGGCTAATCAGCACAGACGACCAAGAACTGAAAAAGGTCAAGCATCCTGTTATCGCTGACATCTTAGAGTACCGACGGAACTTGAAAAACAAGTCCACTTTTGCTGACGCTTTGGTAGAAAATGCTGTTCCTCGCCAGCAGGGCAAGGATATTGTCTACCGAGTCCATACCACCCTTAAAACAACCAGAACGGAGACTGGGCGACTGAGTTCGGCAGACCCTGTCAATTTACAGACGATGCCAACCCGTTCCGAGGATGGCAAGAAAATCCGCAAGGGTTTCAAGGCTTCTCCGGGGTATAGGTTGACGGCAGGTGATTTTTCACAGCAAGAAATGCGTCTTCAGGCTCACGAAGCCAAATGTGAAAACCTGTTGACTGCTTACCGAAACGGAGTAGATGTCCATACCCTTACCGCCTCGCGGATATTTGGTGTGCCGATGGATGTAGCCGAGCAAGCCAAGTACCGCTATCCTGCCAAGTGTTTCCATCCCGATACTGAAGTACTGACTCCGGAAGGCTGGAAGCGTATTATTGACTTACAACTGGGTATTGACCAAGTAGCTCAGGCTATCCCTAGAGAGCACGGTGATACTTGCTTAGAGTGGGTGTACCCAACCGAGGTATTCACTGCCAAGCACCCATCTGGACAGTTGGTGCATTTGTGCAATGAAGGAATGGATTTGCGTGTGACACCAGACCATAGGATGCTGGCATGGGGGTATAGTCAGAAGGGTATTCACCATGTAGTGCTGCCTGAGAGCATGAACAAGGTAGCTTACTGGGTTAATGCTGGTACTATGGCCGGACATATATCAGGCATGGATGAAGGGCTTTTACGGCTGGCTGTAGCTACTGAGGCTGATGGGTCATTTTCTTGGAGAAAGGTACGATTCGGATTTTATGACCAGCGGAAGATAGAGCGACTGAGATACTTGGCTGGGAATGATGTGGATGAGTTATCTAATAGTAATGGTAGTCTACGTGCTGTTCATACTATGCGCCTTAATAGGGACTTATCTGCTAAGGTACGAGCACTACTAGATGTAGACAAGTCATTCCCGTGGTGGTGGCTTAGCCTTTCACAAGAACTACGAGAAGTAGTGCTAGATGAGTTGCCTTATTGGGATGGTGGTAAATATAAGAGGTGGAAACAGTATATGTACACTTCAGGGAATAATAAAAGTAGAGACGTGATGCAGGCTATGGCAACAATAACAGGCAGGAAGGCACAGATGAGGGGGAGTGAGTTACGTATTAAAGACCATGCTTTCAGTCGTGGTGGGCATCTGGGCGTAAATAAGTACCAGTATACTGGTGAAGTTGCTTGTCTATCCGTACCATCCAGTTTCGTCCTTGTCCGTGATAGGGGTGTACCAGTCATTACAGGACAGACCCTCAATTTTTCTGTAATCTATATTGTATCTGCAAGAGGGTTATATGAGAACATTCACGAGCAGGCACTGGACATTATCGTAGATGGTAAGCCACTAGACGTATCCGAGTGGACCGAGTACTCCTGCCAGAAGTTGATTGATGACTGGTACAAGCTGAACTGGGAGGTCAAAGACTGGCAGATGGAGAAGATTGCCGAGGCTCGCCGGTTCGGGTACGTGAAAGACATATTCGGGCGCAGGCGATACGTACCGGAAATCAGTTGCCCGATACGGCATATCCAAGGGGCAGGAGAGCGGATGTGTGTGAACTTCCCTATCCAGGGTGGGTGTGCCAGCATCACCAAGTTGGCTATGTTGGAGTCCTACCAGAGTAGGAACAGGCTGTATTCTCCCGATGACGTGCGATTTATCATGGCTATCCATGACGAATTGATGCTAGAGGTTAGGGAAGATATGGCCATGGAGATTGCTGTCTGGCTCAAGAGGATTATGGACAATGTAGTGGTGCTGGATATCCCGATGGTGTCAGAGATAAAGGCTGGTGATAACTGGGCAGAAATGAGCAAAATAAAACTGGAGGTTGAAAAATGACTGATAACTTACCCAACTTGCTGAAAACTCTATATGATATCCGAACACAGAAGAGTGCTTTGACTAGGACCGAGAAGACTATTCTTGATAACCTGAAGCCACTGGTGGACCCGAAGTTTGATGCCCTGCCAGATGCCCCTGTCGTGGAGAATGGGATAGCCTTGACCCGTACCACTGGGACTTCTCGTTCAATCCAAGCCGATTTGCTACTGGAGCGGGGTGTTAGCCCAGATGTAGTAAATTACGCAACGAAAACCACGACCTACTTCTCGTATCGAACAAAGGAGGTGAAGTGACTACTAGAATGACTACTAAACAGCAATCCAGATATGTTCGCCTGAACCCTGCTATTCTCTACCGGGTACCAGACTGCTACGGGGGCAAGGGTAAACCTGACCCATTAGCTGACTCTTGTATCCATTGTTTTCTCAAGAAGCAGTGCCTGGAGGGACAGGAGGTGGTCTGGAGATGACAGGTAGTAATGCGAGCTGGATATGGATTGTCATTATCGGTGCCTGCATCGGGGTGTATTACTTCTACAAGCGGGGTAAACTACCTTGGTTGAATAGGATAAAGCTGCCTAGGGTATTTGAGCCGAAGCCTGATGACCTGACCGAGAAGTTGAAAGCACAGACTGAGAGGGAAGTGGTTAGGGCTGAGGACTTGCGAAAAGTGCTGGAAGCAAAGACGGAACTGGCTAAGGCAAGGGCTGAGAATATCAGACTGCGGAAAAAGATTGATGGGGTGAGCGAGAAGTCGGTGGAGAAGGAGAAGCAGGTAGCGGAGCAGGATAAACAGGACGCACAGAAAGCGAAGCCAAAAAGGTTGTAAGGGTAGTGTCAATCTGGTATCTGGTATCTGGTATCTGGTATCTGGTATCTGGTATCTGGTATCTGGTATCTGGTATCTGGTATCTGGTAGAGGGGAGTTTCCGAGGTATGGGACTCCCCTTTCTTTTGTCTAATTTTCTGGTCTTTTGGATAAGGGGTATTGACAAGGTGTTTTTTGTGTGATAAGATAGGTGGTTAGATAGTCTGGTTGGGGGTTAGGTATGACTGACATTGACCTTAAGGCTGCCCTTGAAAAGCACTTCGGTGTTCCCAGTCTTGCTGGCAAAGGTGGGTTCTTCGTCAAGGGTCATGGGTTTGTATCTACCGCCAAAGCCCGTAAGTTGACTGGTATCAAGGGCAAGACCCGCAACCCTCCAGCTCGGATGTCGGCTTGGGGAGATTATGCCACGATAGCGATGCTCAACGCTCCAAGGAAGAAGGTAAGGTAATCTGACAATGCTTTCCACCAACTTAACACGGACGAGGTTATCGTCTAGTAAATAATGATTGATGCAAGTAAAAGGGGGTAAAAGAAAATGAGAATAAGCAGAGACATGACAAAGGCGGAACTAATTGCTGTAATAACGAGTAAGACTAAAAAGATACCCGCTCGTTTTCAGCCTGCCGTAAAACGGTCTTTCCTCACTGTCCTGAAATATAAGACTAAGCCAGAGTTGAAACGAATAGCTTCAAGAATGAAGGTCGAAGTTGACTCGACTGGCTACGATATATACACCCCTTAGTCTACCAGAATGGATAATTGTCGTTAGTACGAGGTGTGCGTTGATTATTTGCGGTGCGTTTTCCTGTCCGTTTTATAAGCCGTCTGGTGGTTTTGCCTTCCACCTCAAGCCCACTATCAAGAAAATCTGCATATTGGCAACGAAACCAGTATCCAGATGGGCACTTGTTTGTGATGAGCTTCGTAATCAACCGTTGTTTTACGCCAACATTTTCGCTATCGCTGCTTCCCGTATCAACTACTGTGTAGCTGCGATTTGCGATTTGGTACTGACCTCGTTTGCCATCGGCAAGCCTGTCCATTACGGGTCTGGTGCTGACACTGCCTCTCGTGGTCATGTTGAAATTGTAAACTTGAGTAGGAACAAGGGGGTAAGACAGATATGAGCACAGTTCACCAAACAACGTGGAGTCGTGCAGGACAGCCAATCTTTCGTATTAATAAAAACTATTATGTTCTTAATTCACGGCACATGACTCGTGCCAACGCGGAGAAATCACCTGCGTACAAAGATAGCTTCTATTTTGGCAAGACGCTATCTAAAATCGTCAAATATGGTAGATATTATCTAGTATTACAGAACATTACTACGTGGTTCAAAGAAAAGATGAGGAGGTAAGATGGCACTAACTAAGAGCGAAGCCAAGGAATGGCGTAGCCTAGCAAGTCCTGAGAGACAGGGCTAAGTACGGAGGTAAAAGGAGGTAGCGTAAATGGGTGCATATAAATCTCGATACAGTGGAACAAAGACCATAGCGGGCAAGAAGTTCGACCTCGTGTTCTGGTCGGAGAAGAAGTCCGAGGTGAAACAGCGAGCCGACTCCGAGAGACGGAAGGGCTATAACGCCCGTGTAGTTAAGGAAGATTTATCCAACAGACCAGCGAGATGGTTGGTTTATCGAAGGTAATCTATGAAAGTCTGGATGCGAATGGGTGATACCGATGACTACCACGACTTCGACTCCATGTTCGAGGCAGGTAGCGAACTCGGCGGGTATTTCGATTCCACTAGCGGGTTGACCAGGATGCCTGCTGTGTCCAAGCATGGGGATTATGGTGTCTCCGTTGAACCTTTCACAGGCGACAACTACATCTCGCTCTTCCAAGGCGATAACGATGCCCAACCCGTGAAGAAGTTGACCCAAGCGGATATTGCCGACTTCAAGTCAGGTATTAGGGATGGGGCTTACCTGTTCCTGAAGAAGCCGAGAACCAAGAAGCCGTCTGCTAAGCGTAAGTCCACCAAGCGGTCATCCAGTACCCCGACCAGTATGCGGGGGATGAGATAAATGCCGAATATCGGTGATTTAGTCCACGCATCCACTATCGGGTGGAAGGCGAACCGCTACGTCCAATGGGATGTATGCCCGCAGTGTGGTGCCGGTAAGTGGCAACACAGGAGTCTTCCTCTGGGTAGACCGTGTCGTTCTTGCCAGATGAAGAACAAATATATTGTTTCTCGGCAAGAGAAGATGACACGAGCACAACAGCTTCTTAGCGAGCATAAGGAAGCAGTACTCATGCGAAATTATGGATGCGGTCAAGTTAATCAGGTGTTACGGCGAGAGTTTGGCTCTGGGTTGCTTGCTACCACAGTATCCGATATGGCGAACGAGATACGAAGTCAAAATGCGCTAACTCATCGGACTTGTTGTAGATGTGGTAAAGAGCAGCCTATTGTTGAGTTCCAATGGGGGAGAACAATGCAGAGGATGTGTGCTACTTGCCATAGAGAAAAGGACAGGCTATATTATGCACAGACTAAAGAGTGTAGACAATCTAACCGAAGGCGTGTTTATCATTCTGACCCAGAGCACGTTTTGAAAAGAGTGCGCAGGGATACAAGTATCTACGATGCTGTTCGGAAGATTCAGGTGCTATCCCACTATGGTAGCAGTAAATGTGCTTGTGTTGTTTGTGGGGAAGATGACATTGCTTGTTTGTCAATAGACCATATCGGCGGGGGTGGGGCACAGCATAGGAAGGTTATAGGTAGCCACTTCTATTTGCATCTTATCAAGCAGGGTTTCCCCGAAGGCTACCAGACTTTGTGCATGAACTGCCAATTTAAGAAGCGTTTCCGTGAACGGGAACACAGAACATTAGAAAATCTAGAGAGGAGTGGGAATAATGAGCGATATAGTAAAATGTCCTGAATGTGGAAGTACTAAAGGTATTTGGGCTAAGGGGCGTGTGCCATCGCGTACTGGTCCGAAACAGCGCTACGTCTGTTTCACCTGTGGTAGGACTTTCTACAAGCCCAAGGCGGTAGTGAAACCAGTGAAGCCCACGAAACCGAAAGCGAAAAGGGTGAGTAAGAAGAAGACTGGATAAGGAGGTTGGCGAATATGGTTTGCAAAACACCTGGGAAAAAGATACGGAGCGGCGGTAAAGGCAGAGGGTTAGCGAGAGGTGGTGGCAAGGGACCAATCGGGGTTCCCTATAAAGGGGAAAGGAGGTAAGTAGATATGGGTGCAGATGCATTGATGGGAACTACCTTACCTTCAATAGTAGGGATGGGTGTGGTCTCCAAGTCCACCGAGACATTATTCGGTAAAGGAAGACGGAGAGCCACTACTACCCGAAGAGCCAAGTCCCAAGCAGGTAGCAGGAAAGTCCATACCGGCAAACGGGGCGGGAAGTGCATTATGAAGAAAGGGCGCAGGATATACATTTAGGAGGTGTCTGACAATGGCTAAAAGTAAGTAGACTAAAGCGGAACGGAGTGAGGCAGCCAAGAAGGGCTGGCGAGGGCGCAAACGGAGATTCCCGATAGACAAAGTTGCTAAAGTTATCAGTTCGTAGGGAGGAAAACAATGGCGAAAGCAAAGTGTAAACTATACACAGGTAAGCTTTCTACTCGCTAACGATTGACACCCAAGATACATAATCTTTTGTGCTTGACATAGTAAATTTAAGGAGGTAAAAAGGAAATGGTAACAAAGACGACAAAGAGGGCAAAGCAAAAAACTGAATGGGACAAGTTGCCTAAACGGGAGCAGAAGCGTTTGCTGGATGATTATATGGGGAGGGTACTGACAGGCTTGCCTGCTAAGAGGATAGGGGAGAAAATAGCAAGGCTAAAGGGTATACCCTACTGGAAATCACCAGGTAGCAAGGCCGTTCAGTTTAGGTAAAGTGCTACACTCTACCAACATAGAAAAGGGGGTCTCGTTTGGTCTTAGCTTGTTTAGACTTTTTGCCTCGGATTCCCTTAATAAGTAATTCTAAGGTGGTGGGATTATGAGGTATGATGCTCTCCAGAGAAAAGGTTCTTCCTGTGTTGACGATTATAATATTGTCCTTCCCCTTGTATGGAGGCTTGCTCGGATTTCCATTAGGGACTTTGTTAATGCGGAGCAACGCCTCTGGGTAGTTGACAGACCAGACCATGCATTTAATATGTAATCTGTAGTCCCTTTTTACAGTTATGAAGGTAAGTTACAGGATACACTACAGCGAGGATAAGCGGAGGAACGTATCTCCTGCACGGTACACTGCTCAACGCAAGGGTGATTGGGTAATTGCCCATATTACCTTGCATCCAGTACTGAGGAAGTATAGTGGCTTACGCAGAGGCGTACTAGGTCACGAGATGGATGAGATTGCTGCTTGGGCAAGGGGCAATACGGCGTCACATAGGTATGCCAACGACCACGAACCCAAGGTTACTAGGAAACTGGGTGGAGTCAAGGGGTTCTGGAAAGAGATAACACGGCGGGAGAAACTGGAGAGGAGCAAATAATGGCACTAACCAAAACAGAGCAGGGAAAACTAC